CAATTCAACCGGTGAGACTACGTATAGTGTTACCGATTCAGAAACCCAAGATTGGTCGAGAAATACCATATACTCAACCAAATATCAGGGAGGGTGGACCTTTCCCGGTTTAATGGAAATAGACCCATATAACGATGCCGGTGGGGATCCAACAGACGAGATAAATAGTCATTACTATGATGGTAGTATTTTACCACCATTTCGTGAGTGTGCCGACGATAATTACATACCAGATGAAGTACCACTTGGTGGACCTTACCACTTTTACTTCGGTTTAAGAACTGGTAAAAGTTCTTGGAATAAATTTATTAAAAACTTCGGTCCGTTATGATAAAAAAGAAAATTGTTGCACCAAGTAAACGTTATAAAAAGGCGGAATCTGAAGATTTAACTTTAAGAATAAATTTTGAAGAGGATAAGAGTTTATTAAGGGAGGGTGATAAAAATATAGTTTTAGACATTGCAGAACTTTATAGAAAGGAACGTAATGAAAGTACCAAATATAGAATTTATGGTAAAATGAATATGGTGTTTAGAAACACATATAGCGGAACTACCACATACGATCCTTTACGTAACAACCTTTATATTATAGGTGATGGTCTTGATGGTGATTTTACGGGACACTTACCATATAACGAATTTGCATTCATTAGAAACGATTATGTTAGAGAAGTCTCCATTTCAACAGGTACTACAATGGGGACCTATGATCCCAACATATTTATAACAGGTGATACCACACATAGAGTGATAAATGAAATAGACTCTGCATCTACAAATTGGAATGTGTTTTTATCATATGTCTATGATAAAGACTCAACACACCAAATGAAGTATACTTTGTCGGGAAATACGGAGTATAGTTTTACGGCATCTAATGGAGTACCGTTTAGGGTAACGGAGTATCCGAACTACTACGAACTTACAAGTCCAATACCACATAATATGAAACAGGGGGAATTCGTAATAGTTTCAGGAACTTCAATAAGTAGTGGTACCGAATTGGATAGAATATTCCCAATATCTTCAGTAGGTAATGAAATATTTGACTCTGAGAAATATGTATTAATCATACAAAAGTCGGCACTATCTAATTCACAAACAATGAGTGGGGTGGTTTTCGGTAAAAGATGTATAGACAAATTAAGAATGTCGGGAACAACATCTGAGTATTATGTTCATAAACACAAAATACTCACAAATACCGACGACTGTATAATAGATAGAACAGGTTTTGAAACACCTGTTTTTGAAATAGAAAGAAAATTACAGTTTGAAACCGCAGACAATAGAAATGATGTGTATACAGTACAGAATAGACCTGAAACGGTTCTATTTCATTTTAAAGATGAGATAGACATAAATGGTCTAATAAATAATTTAGGTTATACAATAACGGACCTTTATGTAACGAAAGTGTTTAAAAATGGTAATGGATATTTCCAATATCCCCCAAGACACGGTTATAAATTTCATTTTCATAATAATTGGGTGGATAATCATTTTGATACTTCATTTTCAGGGTCAGACTTAGGACTACAATCAACCAACTTTAGTAATAGTGGTTTTACATTTACAAAAGGTACTGAACTTCAGAGAGATGATGAGATATTAGGTGCATTTGTGGAATACAATAAAGAAGATTTTAAAGAAACTATATTGTCTGAGTCGTTTCATAAATACACAATTGATTTTAACATTTTTAATCACGGACAAATAGATCCAAGTGTCGGATCAACCGTAACAAATCCTTTAGGGTTATACTACCAACCTCACCAAAGGGTTAAATTAAGAGAATTATCACCATACGTGGAGACCGCAAATACGGATCAAATATATGGACTACCTGAGAACTCTGTTTACGATGAATATAGGGTTTTATGGAAATGGAGAGATTTATATGACCATGGTTATATTGATCCCGATGGGTTTGGAACAAACCACCCATTTACAAATGGACAACATTACGTCAAATCTGACATAAACTTTTACCTTAGAAATGAGGAGACCTTCATGAATAAAAGTGATGGTTTAACTAATTTCAGTGAGGATAACGATGGAATATGTTAGATGAAAATTAGATTTAATCAAAATAATAAGAACTTATTAATCAATAAGGAACAAAACTTTAAAACTGATGCTGGGTGGGATGAGAATTTTCAGTCATATGAGGATGAGGTTTTAAAAGATATTATAAATCCTGTTGAGAACTACGAAACTAATAGGTATGTTCATAAACCTTACGTTTCTACAATAGGTCAAGCACCTGGTTCAGGAGACACGTCAGCTCCTGACGGTAGTAATGATTCCGCATTTTCAACATCATTATTTACAACTACTGTTAGTTCCGTAGAACAAACTGATATATGGTTTTACTTTTATTTTAAAAACCCATCGAATGTCTACACATTAGATTATAAAAATGTAGGTATTACCCAAACAGATAAATTAATGGCTAACTTAAAATATAGTTTTTTTAGGTTAGAGTTTTATAAAACCCCCAATAACGAACCACCTAACAGATCTAATAGGAGATTGGTTTTTGCAAAAAATTTAGCACCCGCGGTTGGAGAAAGAGCAACCTTTGAAAATAAGTTTGAGAAAATGTATGTACCTGTATTTTTCGGTTCAAGTATGAGAAACAAAGAGAACATGTATCTTTTTTGGTTCCATGATGATACTGTTTTAGAAGAGACAGAACTTACGGGAACTACTTTCTTTATGACCGCAAAGTTCTACAATTCTTTTGATGGTAGTAAGGTACCATTTGCAAATAAAGAAATAACAGACACTTCGAGCATTGTAGAAGAACAAGATCTATACTTCCAAGTAGAGATGGATAGGACCAACACACCCACATACCATTACACTATTTCAGAATACAATGGAACTTCCCCATACACATCAAATCGAAAGGGTATGAGTGGAGACCCTATAAAGTTTTATGAAATACCGACAGTGGTTGATAGTGTTCCTCCACCAAATTCTTCAACACCTGACGACTCTAATACTTCAACTGATTAAATGATGAATAAGAATTATTATAAAATACTAAAATCAATCACTGGTACAACATACCATTTACCAATATACTTGGACAGTAAAGGTTATGAGATGGGTGGAATGGTTGGATTCGAAGGAGATATTGAACAAGTTGAACAAATAACGAACTTTAATTACCAACATACAGGTGGTAATACGATTAGATTATATAACTCAGTTAATAGGGATGCATTAAGAATAATTAAAAATGAAAATTTTTCTATTGATTGGGGTGATGGATCAGTAGATACCATTGGTGTTGGTCTTGGTAATAGTTTGGAATATAAACAACATACATTTCCTTCTTCAGGTACTTATAATGTGTCTATTGGTTTAACTAATAATTGGACTCAGAAAAAAATAACAAAAAAAATTACAGTACCCGAAAACACAACAGTGAGTAACTCTAACGGATCTTTTGGACCATTTATATTACCGTATACTACGGGAGTTACTATCACCCAAGATTACATAAATGATTTAGATTATGTAGAAAAGGACTCAGACGGACCAATATATTTTGCGGCTAAGGGGAGAAGTAGGTTAAGTGAATTAAAGAGATATGGAGAAAGTACTTATCAAGGAACAACAGTAGGTACCGACGGTGTGGGTAGTTATACGGGGTATACTATAGATAATTTATCATATAAGGATTATGATGACGGAATAACAACAATAACGGGAACAACAACAGATTTTCAAAAAGAAGAGGTCTTTAATGAGATGTTAACGAGAAACGAACATTTCATTGGATTTATTGACGAACCAACCATTTTTTCCGACGTATTTGTTGAAAGAGGTAAACAAGGGGTTTTGGAAATGAACCTCAGATTAGGAGAAATTGATAACGTAGGTGAAATTGATATCTACGGAAATGGATTTTTCCAAGTTAAAAAACAATAGAATAATATTTATTAATTAAAAGGATATGGCAGTAGGTAGTTATGGTACAGTTAGACCGGCAGATGTGTCACCAGCAGACGTAGAAATTTTCTATCATTACGTTTCGGGGAGAACATCCGACGCACCTGTACAATTTAAAAAATTAAATTCAGAAGATATATTAACACCTGTCTATCACAATTCAGATACGACGGACGCGGCTAACGCACCCGACGTAGAAATTTTAGGTGGGTTATATAATTTAAAGTTAGATACGGCGGACTTTGATGAGTTAGGTATATATACCTTACATCTTAGACCTAAACAGATAAGGACATCTATAACTGATTGTGGGGTGTTAGCATCATTACCATCGGTAAGAGGAATTATTATAGATCTTAGTAATGTACCTGCCACAGATAGAAATAAGTTTAACCCTCAAGGGTTGGTTGGATACAGAGTTGAGTATTTGAATAGTGACGGAAGTAAAACCCCTAATTTTTATAGAGTTGTTACATCCTCATTCTACTGTACTCCTATTACATCAAACCTGACGAGTACAACTCAAAAGGCGATAAGATACCAATACACAGACCAAGCAACTAATTTGTTGTTTTTAACGGTAACCCCGTCATCAGCACCATCAAATAGACCAAATACGGTACCTTTTATAGGGGAACCATCTCAAAATATAATTCTATCAAATACATTCTTTAACCCTACTACGGTTGAGGTTGAAATGGTAGAACATGACGAGACAACATTAGCATATGCATTCTATGGTAATCAGACTAAATCTATCTCTGATGGAATATATACAATCTATACCGCAGAAAACAATATCTACAAACAATTTAACTTGTTTGAAGTAAGAGATGAGTTCAACGAAACACTTTTCGAAGTGAGAGAAGAGAGGGACGACATTGATGAAACTAAAAACTTTGATGATATCACTGAATAATGGCGAAAAGAAAAGTTCCAAGTCAAGCTGCAAGCGGAAGGGATACCTTTAATGATAACTTAATCGGTAATCAAATTACTGATGGGTCAAGTCAGCTGACTGCAACAAACTTTTCGATAGATAAGACGATACCACAAAGAGATACTAAAAGTTTCACATCTGTACCTTTCTCTGAGTTCTTAACGATAGATGATCTTAAAGAAGAAACTGAAGCACCTAAAACTAAATCTAATAGGTCAGTAAAGAAAGAGGGTAAGGTAAAATTTAGACAAAATAAAGACGCGGGTTCTAAGACATTATTTGGGTCTTTAAATAAGAGGTTATCCTCATCTGTCAATAATATAATAGAACAATTCCCTGCGGGATTTTATATTGACAAGGATACTCCCATTTCATTTTCACAATATACCGCTGAAAATATCACATACGATATTAAGGCGAGAACAACCACTTTTAAGTTTGAGAAGTCAAAAATATTCAACCCTTTAGACATTGTACTTGAAAAACCTTCAAGTAATGTAAGTCCTGAGGTTAGTAATGAGTTTAAAAACTTTTTTGAAAATTATTCCAAGTACTCCCTTATTATTGATGAGGTAGAGTATGAAATACTAACATATTCAAAGGCGGGTACTGACGGACTTATAACATTAAAGGTTAAGGGTAAACCGTTTAGTGGATCGACATACAGTGAAAACTTCCTTATTAGACCTATCAGTAATACTGTAGAAGAATTCTTCGAAAGTTTAGATGATTTAGAAAAGTTAATATTAGATAGAGAATCTTCACCAAGGTATACTGCGGAGTTTAAATTACCAAAAGATTCTTTAGATGGTTCTAAAACAGAAACAGTAACCACTAAAATTACTTGGCCAGTCTTTAAAGACAATTGGAATATAAAGATAGGAGGTACAGAATATCTCTCATACCTTGAAAGTTTAAAATCGATTGGTGATGAGATTGATCAATATAAGTCTAATTTAATTTCAAGATTCTTAACGACCGCATCTCTAAACGAGTTTGATACTGAAGACCAAAGAATGTCTTCAATGTTTCAGATCTACGGTAGTGGGTTTGATTCTGTTAAGAAATTTATAGACAACATAGCATACATGAGAAATGTAAGTTATGATAAAATCAATAACATCCCCGATGTACTATTAAAGAATTTATCAAATACCTTAGGTTTAGATTCTGTAAATCTATTTGATGAGAAAACATTTGAAGATACACTATATTCAAGAATAGAAAGTCAATTCGAGGGTAACAACCTTGGAATGAATATGGTTGAGGCGGAGGCGGAATTCTATAGAAGGTTAGTCATCAATCTTGTAAGAATTTACAAATCAAAAGGTACAAGAAAATCAATTGAATTTTTCTTAAGATTTATTGGTGCACCTGAACCTCTTATTAAAATA